GTAGCCCTGCAATTCCTGTTGTATTTAGTAATCAGCCATTTGATGCAACAAGTAATGAGAGTTTTGTACAATGCGAAGTAAGTTTTGGCTCTGGCGAAATTTCATCTCAGGGAAATCAAACAGATGCCAATACAATAGTAGTGGGGTTATTAATTTTAAATGTATTTACTGAACAGGGTATTGGTTCTGGTGGAAATTTTACTATTTGCAAACGTCTGAGAGACTTATACAATAGGATTACAGTTTCAGATGTTATTTTTGATGCAGTAGTTGGACCTGAAATACTTTCTCAACCACCTGAAGGTAAGTTTGTGACACAACTGCGGATAACATTTCAAACATACGAAGGACTTTAATTATGGCAAAGCTTGAAATTACAGAAGAAATGCTTGACGCTATTGAAGCTGTAAAAGGTAGAAGAGAGGCAAATTATTGGGACCCTGAATGTAGAAAATATTATGAGGCACAACAAAATTCAAAAAAAGATGTGAAAAAGTCAGAAAAGGGCTAAAATAAAACTAATTCTTTTTTTATTGTCATGGCAACAGCTATTAAAGGTGATGTAGGTAAGGTAATGTTTGAAAATGCAGGCGGTACAGAAGCTGAAATTGTATCAACAAGATCTTGGTCTTTATCTATTACAAAAGATACAATGGAAACTACCAATCAAGGCGATACAGCAAAAACATTTGTGGGTGGTTTAATATCTGGAGAAGGTTCTGTTGAACTTTTATATGATACTGCTGGTAACTCTGATTATCAGGCTTTTATAGATGATGTCTTAACGACAGGTGACGCTGCAGATGCTTTGTTTGAGTTATTTCCTGATTCAGCTACTTCTGCTAAAAAAATTAGTTTTGCTGGCATTATTACTGGTGCAGAATATGGTGCAACTTTAGGGGAGATTGAAGTGATAACAGTGAACTTTATTACATCAGGTGCCATAACTTCAGCTATATAGTATATTAGGGTAATACAATTAATATCTTATGACAACAAAAAGAACAGTTGACATCATCACTGAATCTTTCAGTGATGTTATGTCTGCAAGACGTAAATATGTGCTTGAAACACCAACAGGTCTAAAGATAGATATATATTTTCCACCATTAACAAGATACGACAGACAAAAAGCACAAACTGCTGTTGGTACTGATGATGCACTAATGGTGTCTACACAACTACTTTGTCAGATTGCACAAAAAGAAGATGGGTCGAAAATGTTTGCTTTGGCTGACGCTATAGATTTACAAAGAATGTTACCAGAAAAAGTTTTAAATGATATTGAGTTATTTTTATTTGAACTAAAAATAGACGTTGAAACAGCAAAAAACGATTAAAGAGAAATAGCTGGCTAAACTTTGAGTTATTTCTCGCATCAGAGTTAGGCAAAACATTAACAGAATTAAGACGAAACATGACAGAGGAAGAGTTTATATATTGGGCTGCATATTACGAAAATAAATATGAGAATGAAAAAAAGATGCGCCATAGAGCAAATAACAGGTAAGATAAAAGAAATAGATTTCATAAGCTAAGTGGCTGAAAGTATTGTTACCTTAAGAGTTGACACCAGAAATGCTGTCAGTTCTTTAAATAATGCTTCTGCAGCTACAAATAAATTATCAGTAGCATCAAAAGGTGCAACAAAATCTTTAGCTGCAACATCTACAGCAGCAAGAGGTTTAGGTACTGCTTTAAAAAATAGTATTGCGCCAATCCTTGCTGTTGGTACAGCTTTTTCTGTTGTTAATAATAGTATTGGAACCTTTCTTGCTAGAGAAAGAGATATAAAAATACTGGAACAAGGTATAACTAATTTAGGTGCTGGAGCCCATACTTTAAGAGAGCTTCAAGAGGTGGCAGATAGATTTGGTAAAACCACTTTATTTAATCAAGAAGATTTTACAAGAGGGTTCAACTTACTTACAAGTTTTAGAAATATTGGTGTTGATGCCTATGAACGTGTAGCACAATCTGCTGCAGATATTGCACAGGTAAACCAAGTAGATGTCAGTACATCTTTTATGCAATTAGCAAAAGCATTACAAGATCCTGAAAGAAATCTATCAAACTTAAATCGTTCTGGTATTGCTTTTACAAAACAACAAACAGAAGTAATAAAACAGTTGATGAAAACCAATAAGGTTGCAGAAGCACATACCATGATACTTGATATTGTTGATGAAAGTTATAATAAATTAGCCCAAGCTGCTGCTGTAGGATTTGCTGGTTCTGTTGATACTTTAGGAGAATCTTTTAGAGACTTTGGCGAATCCATAGGTAAAGCACTTATTCCTGTTTTAGATCCAGCAGTAAAAGGTTTAACAGCAATATTAAATTTTTTAAATTCAGAAGGTGGTCAAGCTACAGCAATTCTTGCTGGTATTGCTTTAGCAGCAAAGGGTATTTCTGTTGCAGTACCTTTAGCTGTTGCTGGTTTATCTAAATTTGTCATCTCAGCCCAAGCTGCAGCGGTTTCTTCTGCATTGGCCTCAACTGGATTAAATGGTATGGCAGCAGCAAGTTTCTTAGCTGCTGGTGGTATAACAAAAGCAACTATTGCTGTTCATGCTTTTAAATTAGCAATGATTAAAACTGGTATTGGTGCATTAGTAGTTGGATTAGGTTTTCTAGCTGCAGCAATATTAAAAGCTAAAAATGAACAAAAAGAATTTAACGAACTTTTAGAATCAGGTACGGCTGCAAATATAAGTAAAGAAGTAAAAAATACTGAAGCAGAAATAAAAAAATTAGAGGAAGCACTTGCAAATATAACTAAAGGTGGTCATGAGGGCAGAGGTGATAAATTAAGGATAGGTAGAGAAATTGAAGAAGCAAATCAACAATTAGATAAATTAAAATCAAGCCTTGAGGCTGCAGAAGCTAGAGAATTAACAGCAGAATTTAATATACAACTTGATACATTAAAAAAACAAAATGCAGAACTAATCAAATCTGTACAAAGAGATCAAATTAAAGGAGAAGAAAAGAAAAAAGAGTTTGACCTTGAACAACAAATTGCAGCAATTAAAAAAGAATTTGATGGTGAAGAAGAAGAAAGACTTGTTTCGTTGGCTAAACAAAACCACGAATTAAAAAAACAAAAAACAGAAATTGAAAAAATAAACGAAGCAGCAAAGAGACAAGATGAAATATTTAAAAAAATTGGAGATAGTATTGCAACTGGTGTTTCTGACGCTTTGGTTGATGCTATTTTACATACAAAATCATTAGCTCAATCTGCAAGTGCATTATTAAATGATATAGCAAGACAACTTTTAAGACTTGGTATTAATACTGCTTTATCTACTTTGGGTGGACCATTCGCTGCTTTACCTACATTTGCTGCTGGTGGTAAACCTCCTGTTGGTAGACCCTCAATCGTAGGGGAAAAAGGACCAGAATTATTTGTGCCATCTACTGCTGGTACAATAATTCCAAATCATTCTTTAGGTGGTGGTGGCATAACTAATAATATCGTTGTTAATGTAGATGCATCAGGTTCTAATGTAGAAGGCAATGAACAGCAAAGCAGAGAGCTTGGTCTTGTACTTTCTACTGCAATTCAAGCACAATTAATTCAAGAAAAACGACCCGGAGGTTTACTTGCATAATGGCTACATTCCCATCATTTACACCTACCTATGTTGGCTTTAATAAGAAATCAGCACCAGTAAAAAGACTTGTACGTTTTGCAGATGGTTATGAACAAAGAGTTTTATTTGGTTTGGCTAGTCATCAAAACCCTAAAACATTTAATGTACAATTTAATGAATCAGAACAAGATGCAGATGTAATAGAGGCATTTTTAGATAGTAGAGCTAATGACCAAGCAAGCTTCACCTTCACACCAACTGGCGAAGGTACATCAAAAACAGGGACTTACAGCCAATCTGGGACCACAGTTGCAATTACTGTTACTAAACATGGTATAGCTATTGGAGAAACTGTAACACTTGACTACACATCTGGTTCCGCAACAGATGGTACTTTTATTGTTGCTTCATCTGCTTCTGTAGATACCTTTACTGTAACTGCTGCAGCAAGTGCTACTAATAGTGGAAATGTAACTGTTACTGTATCTGGTGCAAAGCAATATGTCTGCGAAAATTGGACAAAAACTATTCCATATAATAATAGAGCTATTT